TGTGGTAGTTTTTAATAATATCATAATTAATAATGTAGAAATCAAAAGTAGAACCCCATTTACGTCCTTCGACAATTAAAACTTTTCTATCAGAATAGTTTCTTATTTCCCTTTCCCAATTTATTTTCAAAGATGCGGGACAAACAATAAGTATCTTCCTTGCCTTACTTTCTAACGAAGCAATTACTGCAGATGTTGTTTTTCCTAAACCCATATCGTCAGCTAATATGAATTTATCGTTTGCAAGTAGTTTTTCAATTGCAATTTTTTGATGGTCCATTGGTGGACGAGTATCATATTTTGAATAATCAATTATACGATTAAGTTTCTTCTCTTCTTGAACCACTGCGGCCTTAGGTAACCACATTGCACTTAACTGATCACTATCAATAACTTTACCCCAAATATGAAACGCTTTATCTGAATCACATAATAATTTCTCACACCATATTTTTTCAGGTGGTACAGGAAGAAGTCTTTCTTCCATTATTTTTTCACCAAATGTTGAAACAATGTTAATGTATTTTTTCGCAACCTTTGGGGTTACATCTTTATATTTCATAACATATTCGGATTGTGGTCGTGTTAATTTAAAATTTTTAACCTCCACAAATTTACGTTTCCAATCCAATAATTGATTATTTGAACCTTCATACGTACTCAATATGTTTCTCGCTTCTATTTCGGGAATCTTGTTTTCCATATTATATATAAAATATACATAAATAGAATGTAACATTAAACTATTTATTACCATATGAGCACTAAACTACCTATAACAAGATTGGGTAAATTCTTTTCACAAGATGACTTTGATATCAACATACAGATGGGTCAAGAGTATCTTCACGGTGATTTGAATATGAAATTGGTCCTTTATCGTGTTGATAGACAGAAAACTGATACTGATGATGTATACGCGGAAGCGGGTATGGATGAAATAAAGTATTTTCCTCCTGTTGAATTCAATGCGTTGGTTAAAATTGAGGAACCAAAAAATAACACATATAAAAGTGGTATGGTTCGTTATAATGAGCCGGGTAATTTAACATTATCAGTTTATATTACTCACTTAAACGAATTAGGTGTTGATATAAGATACGGTGATTTTATTGGTTATCAGGATTCTGAAGATAAAATTAGATATTACACAGTATCAAATGATGGGAAAGTAACTTCAGATAATAAACACAAAATGTTTGGTTACAAACCTCACTATAGAACTATAGTTTGTGTACCGGCACAAGAAACCGAATTTAGAGGAGTATAATATGGGAGTACCTAAAAGAAAAAACGATATTAATATCTACGAAAATAAGGAAACTTATAGAGGTGGACGAGTTTTAGAAAGAAGACAGGAATTATTGGATATGATTACCAAATCAGATTCATTTCTTCCTGATTCCATATTACACGAAGATTTGGATAAAGGTATGTTGGAATATGTAAAGGATACCTTTGTTGTGGTTACCGACGGTAAAAAAATACCAGTTATTGAGAAAATATTAACTATCCAAAGGTGGAGTGAGTTTTCAAACAATTGGGAATTCTCAGATGATGATGGTAATGTTAAATTACCTTTTATATCAATCATAAGACAACCCGAGGTACAATTTGGTACAAATCCCGCAGTTCAAAGAACAATCCCCGATAGACATAGATTTGATTATGCAACTGTTCCAACTTGGAACGGGAACTCAATGGGTGCTGACATCTATAAAATCCCACAACCAATACCGGTAGATATTACATATGAGGTTACTATTGTGTGTACGAAAATTAGAGACTTAAATAGATTCAACAAAAAGGTGATGCAAAATTTTGCATCAAGACAAGATTATACTGTGGTAAAAGGACATTATATCCCAATTGTGTTGGATAACATTGCAGATAATAGTCCGATTGAGACAATAGACGGTCGTAGATTTTATTTACAAAACTATAAATTCATAATGTTAGGTTTTCTAATTGATAGTGAGGAGTTTGAAGTAAAACCAGCAATTAGTAGAATGTTTACTATGATGGAATTTATGAACACAGGTACAAAAGTAAACAAAAGAATAATTAGTAAATCTGTGGATATAACAGTTGCCAGTATAATTGCTGATGGTACATCCACAACATATTCGGTTGGTGAAAGTATCGGTGTTTTATTCAACGTTTCAATTAACGGTATTATACAAGAACAAGATTTAAACTTTTACCACATAGGTGGAACACAAAGAATTACATTTTTAGGTGCTCCGAGTCAAGGTGATGTAATTACGATTGCTTATTATAAAGGTAAAAATACCGTTTTGATGAGTAACTACGGTAAAATATTACAATTGGTGGATGAAAATTTTACATATGATGGTAGTACGTTATTATATAATTTACAAAATAACATAGAGAGTATCGTTAGTATTAACATTAACGGAATGGTAGAATATGAAAACACCGGATATCAAATTACAAATAGTAACCAAGTTAGATTTTTAGATGCACCGATAATTGGTTCACGAATTGGTATCAAATATCTAACCTAAGATTCACCGTAAATGTCTTTCTTTTTTGGTTTACAGTACTCTTCTATAAATTTTTCTAAAACTTTATAAATTTTTAATCCATTTTTTTCACAATGGGTTTTTAACATCTCGTGGTGTTTTTCCCCTATTTTGACGTTTTTTGTTTTGTTTTCCATAAAAAAGATATAAAAAGATAAATAACTATCTTTTTAAAAAAAGTATGGAAATCTTTCATAAAAACAAAGATATTTATAAGATAAGTAATAAAAAAAATTAACCAAACAACAATCGATGGCAAATTCAAACAAAGTTTTCGTTTCTCCCGGTGTCTACACATCAGAGAAGGATCTAACATTCGTAGCACAAAGTGTCGGGGTTACAACGTTGGGTTTAGTGGGTGAGACCTTAAAAGGGCCTGCCTTTGAACCTATTTTAATCAGTAATTTCGATGAATTTAAAAATTATTTTGGACCAACTTCTCCAGCTAAGGACGTAAATGGTAACCCAAAATATGAATTAGGATATGTGGCAAAATCATATTTACAAGAGTCTAATCAATTATTCGTAACAAGAGTTCTTGGTTTGACAGGATATAAACCTTACAAATCATTCGGTATCAAAACAATCGGTGGTGTAAATTTACAAGAATATCAAGGTGCGGGTAATTTCACAGGGGTAACTCCAACAAGTGTTGGTATTAATGATATCACAGAATTATACGACCACTTGTCAATAAAACCAGCTTTTGATGGTTCAACAATAACAGAATATATTGTTAAAACTTTCAGTGGTTATTCATCAAGTGATAATGGAAAATGGTTTGTTTTAGGTAAAGTACCTAATGCAGAAATTTCTGACATAAACGGATTAACAGCAAGTAAAGAGGTTGTTTCACCATTAACAGGTAAATTAAACGCATCTAACGGTAACACAAAAGAATGGTACAACGTATTATATACATTAGCTAACCCAAGTGACGAAACAACTGTTGATGGTGTTTATTCTTATTTATTTGAGTGGAAAGGTTCTTCTTTTGATGTAACAAGATATGATTATGATGCTGAACATAACACAGATTATGATGGAGTAGTAGTTGCATCGTTAAGATCAAGAGGTCGTTATGTTGGACAAACATTAAATCTTGAGGTTACAGGTAATACAAGTTTCACATTAACTGAGGTTAGTAATATGAAATTCAATCCATTGGGTGAATTTACAATTAATGTAACAGGAGCAACAGGTGGTTCTAAAGAATTTACTTGTACTTTTGACCAAACTTCAACAAAACATATTTCTAAAGTTTTAGGAACTGATGTATTTGATAAAGAATATGGTAATTTCCCTGTGTATGTTAACGAGTCTTATTCAAATTTAGTTAAATCAACATTTGAAAGAGGTTTAATTAGAGGTATATCAATGGTTCCATCTTACGAATTAGAAGGTAACAACTACTTAGGTTCTTGGGATACTACAATCTCACCTATGGTGGTTTCTGAAGTTCGTGGTGGTGAAGTTGCTGATTTATTCCAAGTTATTACCATTTCTGATGGTGAGGCTGCAAACTTCCAAGTAAAGATTACTGTTCAAAACATTAATTTAGACACAATGGAATTTGATTTATTGGTTCGTGATTTTAACGACACTGATGATAATCAAGTTATTCTTGAGAAATATTCAAGATGTTCGATGGACCCAAATTCAGTAGGATATATTGGTAGAAAAATTGGTACATCAGACGGTGAATATGAATTACGTTCAAAAGTTATTATGTTAACAATGGTTGATAATCACCCAACAGACTCAATACCTGCTGGTTTTAAAGGATTTGCAACTAATATGGACTTTGGTGGTAATTCAACATTAGGTAGTGTATTATATAAGACAGACTACATAGATGCAGGTGACGTTGTAAAATATGCGGCGGACGGTACTCCATCAATAGAATCGGGTGATAAGATTAAAAAGGTAACATTAGGTCTTTCATCTCAAGTTGGTTTTGATAGTGATTTATTGAAATTCAAAGGTACATTAGGTACTGATGAAACTTACGGTTTCCACTTATCATCAAATGCTGCAACTATTACAGGTGCAACACCAAGTGGTTTTAAATATAAAACAACACCTTACGATTTCGAAGGACAAACAGGAGTTGATAATAAATTAACTGCACTTACTTTCCGTAAATTTACATTTGCAGTATATGGTGGTCACGATGGTTGGGATATTTACAGACAAGTTAGAACAAATATTGACGATTATGTATTTGGTAAAGCAAGATACATAAGTGGTAATACTGTAAATAATGGTGTATTCAGTACTTCAGTAGGAAACTCTGATTACTACGCTTATTTACAAGGTATTAATACATTTGCTA